ATTTTTCTTTTTCCTTTCTTTTCCAAAACAATCCCACTTCTTGTGATATGCTTTTAATAGTTTAGCTATAGCTTTTTTATATCCAGATATAGTCATTGTAGTATCCTTTCATAGTTCATTAGTCTTTTAATATCCTTCTCTTTTATTTCTCCCTGGTTATTGCAATATTTGCAATCTTTATAATCAGGTTTATTTTCTCCCTGATAATAAACAGTTATATAACCATTACCCTTGCACTCGGGACATATTACTTTCATATTTAGTTTTCCTTTCATGGTTCCAAACGATACCTAATCGTTTTAAGTTTTTTAAGTTTATAAGTTTTTTTGATTTGCTAATTACATAATCTGCATCGAACCCTGCATGAGTACATACATCAACAAGATCTTTTGTTTTGTGAGTTAACCAAAACTCCGCTGCTTTCTTATCATCACTGTTTGTGAGTTTATTATTAAAATTAGAAAGAGCATCATACAACATTTGAGCAAGAACTGCTTTCCATAATCTTTGTTCTGGAGTTGCTTTTCTGTCCTCAATTGAAACATTTAAATTACTTTGAAGCACTTTTACCATGTAAATCCTTCGCTTTCTCGTTAATTAAGATGTCAACAGTTTTAGATTTACTCATAATTGTGTTCGGCACAATTAATTTTCGTATCTTATCTAACTTGGCGTAAGCCTCTTTAGATAAGGTTACATTTTTATATTTACTTATATCAGTCATTTATAACCTTTCTTTGTTTATTTTGTAGGATTATAATTTAATTTATAGTATAAGTCAAATACTATTTTCGACCTTGTCCTCTATACAACTTGAAAGTGTTTTTTTTATTTGGACGTTTAGAATGTCTACCTTTTCTTTTTGGCTTGGTTCTTTTATGATATAGGCCTGTTCCGTATGGATTACTTTTCTTTGCCATATACTATTTTTCGTGCCTTTTTATTATTCATAGGTAAGTATTTAATAACACCATTTACATGTTGTATTAATTCATCTCCACAGTTTGTACACTTATAAACATTATTTAAAATAGAAACTAATGCAGCCAACTCTTTACAGCCAGGACAAATACCATGAACGATTAATGAATCAATTGTTAAATTTTTCATATCATTGATGAATATACAACTTTACCGTTTTCTTTACTAGCTTTTAAATATTGTTTTCTATTACCAGAATCGTTGTAACTGCAATGAACCCATCCGGAGTTAGGGTCATTGGGGGTCCAAAACTCGAGTATACATTGATCGTAATCAAGATTTTGAACGATCCAATCACTTAATTCTCTATTATGTATTCCAAATATTTCAAAGTCTGCTGCTTGGCCCTTGGTATGTTGACTTTTAGAGGATGATCCTATTGCTTCACACAGCGCTGCTGATCTGTAGCCGGAAGAAATAGATACTGGCATTTTAAAATAATTTCTAATTGGTTGTAATATGTGTGTACACAACAACATTAAATTTGTTATGTGTTCATCTTGTGGCTCGTTTGGAATATCAAGTCTAATTGCTTCTTGAGACTTTGTTAATTCATCTAATGTAAAGTTATCACTTAGTTTCATTTCTTAATTTATTTATTACCTCTATTACGTGTTTCTCATATTGTTTATTTGTAGAAAAGTTATCTAGAGTCTTAGCCATTGCAATAGGATTTCTATTCAATGTAATTTCTCTAACTCTTCTAAATTCTGCATACACTCTTTTTGTATTTAGAATTTCTATGTAATATTTAACAGATTCGCACTTGTTTTTAAAGACTCTTACACGCCAATCTATTGATTCTGGTTGCAATAATGGCAACATTCCCTCTTTAGACCACACTCTTATACCAAATAAATTGTGACCTTCACGTGCAAAACGTGATCTTCCATAGTCACTTTCTACAATGGCCTGCGCTATTATTAGTTCTGTGTTTATTCTTTCTCGTCTTGGGATGTTAAAATTTAGGTAGTCTATGCAGTTCTTAAGGGAGGATATGAATTCTTTGTCGTTTGAGTACTCAAACCTTGGAGGTCCAAACCCTATCTTCTTGGCCCAGGTTATTGCTTCCCCCTGAGCCTTGTTCTTGGCGGCTGGGTTTGGAAAGAATGTACCTAATACAAATGCTGCTAGAGCTATCATCAAATATCTTATTATTGTAGTCTTGATTATCATAACATTTACAGTGATTTAATAAGCAGCATCCAACTGCAAGATTGTTAATACAATTAGTCTTGTTTAACTTCTTTGATTCTTTTAATGCCATGTTTATCTATTTCTACAATGGCTTTTACTTCTTTGCAACTCCAGTTTACATTACCACCTGGATCTCGTTCTACTTTTCTTTTTTGTTCTAAACATTCTGCAAGACTAGCTTTAGGTGAATAACCTTCTAACTTATTATTCATATACATTAATAATGCAAATACAACTTCGATCATTACTTACCTCTAACTGCATCTAATTCTTTTTCTAATTTATCCACTTTCTTTTCCAATTGAGCTATCAATACTTTAGTGTGAACGTTTTCTTCTAATTGTTTAGAATGTTTATCAATTGTTTTAGCTTGATATTCAATTAACATAAATAATTCTTGATTCTTTGGAGTTTGTTCTGCTTTTTTTAAAAGGTCTTGTGCCATTAATTTTTCATTAGTCTCTAATCTATTAAGTCTTTCAACAATTCCAAAATAAGTCCACACCGCTACAACAATAGCAGATACAATAGCCACTATATTTTTAATAGGAAGTGCTACACTTGTTTGGTCACTTAATTTAAATTCACTACTCATTTTTTATCCTCAGTTTGATAAAACATATCATCAGTGTCTTCTAATTGCCAGCCTCTGTTTTCTACATTCCATTCTGTAGTTTGTACTTTATAGTCCGGCCAATGTGTTGAAGTTGTAAAGCTAGGAATACTCCACAAAATACGGTTATTAGGCTGAGCTGCAAAATTGCCATTATCAAGAGCCAATACATGAGCACACTTATGCTGATCGGGAATTTCAGAATGTTCAGTATCCAAGATATTAGGTTCTGGATGTGCCCAATCAATCGTAAATAAATATTGTCCATGAATAAATTTTTTATCCTTACCTAAATATTTACAACGTTGTCCGATTAAAAAATCAAAAGTGCTAACAGAAGGATAATAACTAAATGAATTCCATAACTCAAGATCTTCGAGATCGGGAGATTCCATTTTTCCTTGATGCACAGTACCGCTGTTTCCTCCTTGAATAAAAGCAGAGATAGGAAGCCGCCAATATATTGCACCATTCGTAAGTAAAGCATGAAATAAGATCGCACGCCCTGGAATACTTGCAATACCAATGACCACACAATCTTCAGTTTCGCCATGATGTTTTCGTAAGTCATAAAGATACTCTCTTCTTATTTTACAATAAATCGGCGGAATGTTAGCATTAAGATAAGACATAATCAATCATATATATCACCCCAGTTTTCACCGGATTCATAATCTACTTTGTTTGGAACTTCTAATTGTACAGCGTTTTCCATAATTTCAATTATTTTTTTAGCATGATCTGGAGATTCAACAGATAAATCTAATTCATCATGAATTTGTATGTGAGCAACTATACCTTGTTTATACAATTCTAACATAGATTTTTTTGTCATATCAGCAGCAGAACCTTGAATTAATTTATTTAAAGCTTTGTATGTGAAAGCTCTTCTAATCCCTGGTCCATGTTCCTGGAGTGCTTCCTCATGAGGCAGCGCTTTGTGCATACCAAATTGATTAGGTTCCCACAAATGAAACCTACATAGTCTACCAAGTAAAGTTCTAATTTGTCCACGTTCTTGGGCTCTATTTGAGGCAGCATTGGTTAACTGTTTTACAAATGGAACTTTGGCGTGATATTGTTCAAATAGTTCAGCAGCTTTTTCTTTTGATACACCAAGTTCAGCTTGTAGTTTAGTTTTACCCATACCATAAAACAATCCAAGGTTAATAGTTTTAGCTTGAGATCTTGGTATGTTTGCCATGTCAGCAACAGCCTGGTGAAAGTCCGTATCAGGATTTTCTTTGTAAGATTCAATAACATCATACACCGATGGAAATTTATATAGAGATGCATAGTGTACAACTAGTCTTGGTTCTTGTTGTGAATAGTCAAAACAACCCCATGTATGACCTTCTTCTGGTAAAAATAAAGATCTAATTAATGGTCCTAGATCCTTGTTCCTTGCTGGAAGTTGCTGTAGGTTTGGATTATTATAACTAAATCTTCCTGTTACAGTTCCACCTTGATCTGATCTTATTTGATTAATCTCTGCATGGATACGACCTTTGTGTTCATATCTAATGATTGTATCAATAAAAGTTGTATGTGCTTTATTAATTTCCCTTGCTTTAGCAATCATTTGGACTATAGGGTTTGAATGTTCTTGTAAAAAATTTTTAGTAAAGGATGGCGCCGATGATTTCTCTGTTCTATCATACTGTAAGCCAAGCTTATCAAAAACTGTTGCAATACTTCTTGCAGCCCAAATCTGCGGCTCTATCCCTGTTTCTTGTTTTACTTTTAATAACAATTCATGCTCTTGTGCTGTTAATTGTTGTTTCAGCTTGTGTGCACGTTCTATATCAACTCTTACTCCTTTAAATCTCATATCAACTAGACAAGGAAATAAATCAGTTTCTAAACTAAATACCGATTCTATGTCTTGATGAACTATTTCTTTTTTAAATATTTGCCATAGTTCTAAAGTGAGTTCAGCATCCTTTTCAGCATAAGCTCCAACTTCCATCGCTGGTAGTTGCCACATATCTTCTTTAGGATCCAACCCTCTTGATTTTGCTGCTTCATTTAAAGCTGCTTCACTCTTACCATAACCAAGATAATCCCAGGACAACATATTTAAACTATATTGAAATCTATTCTCATCAATTAAAGATGCTGCAATCATAGTATCCACAATCAAACCATTAATTTTAATTCCCATTTGTCTAATCCAACAAACATCATACATTGCATTATGAAATATTTTTAATGATGGAGTTGCCATGGTATCTTTAAACCATTCCAAAACTTTTTTCTTATCCATATTGGGCCCTGATCCGTGGGCTATGGGAAAATAAAAAGATCGTCCTGGTACAGCAACAGCAATACCAATTACTTCTCCATTACCTATAACTGAACCAGATCCTTTTTTCTTTAAATCAGGATCTCTTGTTTCTAAGTCGACTGCAATCTCATCGTAAGAACGTAGATCCGGAAATTCTTCTGGTTCAACCCATTCTTTTTGTGCTTCAAATAGAGGTATTTTCATAATCCCTTTCAATAATCATTTGTATATAATGTATAGCTTTTAATAAATCTTCTTTTTTTCCTTTATCTTGGTGTCTGCAAATATATTTAATTGCATTACCTTCTGCAAACAGTATCCTATTTTCATTGATAAATAAAGAAGGTTGTATTTTATATTTTTTATAATGTGCTCCACCCACTTGTTTGAAAAAAGCTTTGTTACTCATTTATTTTCTCCATTTCTTTATATGTTTTAAACAAATCATTAAAGATTTCATTAGGGTGTCCACTATACGTGTAAACTCTTTTATTTGCTTCGTAGATTATAAAATAATTATTAACTTGTTTTTCATTTTCTATTTCCATTATTTTTATCATAATTGATAACCTTTCCATTCTTTTTTTGATTTTAATATATAAAGATTTTCCATAGATCTTGTTACACCAACGTACCAAACCCTATGTTCTTCGTCCTGTTTGTCTATACTTGTTTCCATAGACTCCCTTATTTTTCTTGCATTATCTAATATAAGAATAACATTTCTACATTCACCACCTTTTGCTGCATGAATGGTTGATACTTCTATTCTTGGTTCTTCAGATAATTTTTCGCCATTACTTAATAAGGTCCTTATATATAATTCTTTTTCTTGATCTAAATTTGTAAATGCATCAAACCAAGTGACACCTGGAGAAAATCCAAGGTCTTCTATTTTTACAGAATTTCTATTTTCAAATTTCTTTTCATCAAAAGTTTGATCTAAATATTCATATATATCTTTACAATCAGCTACAGATATTTCATTTCCTGTGGTTAATTCAGTCCATTTCAATACAGATTTATAGAGTTTATGATCTATACTTTTTCCATATCTATTTTTAAAATATAATCTTTTTTCTTTTAGCAATTCAGATATCTCATCAGATCTATAAGTTGTTCTTGTTAGTATTAACCATTTATCCTTTGTCAGATCTAAATTATCTACATCAAATATAGTAGTCACATTACCTTGTACTACATTTCCATCTTTATCTTTTTTTGCATGATATATTTTTTCTTTTCTTTTACCTTGTATTCTATTTAATATTGTATTGGATAATTCTTGAATAGCTAAAGGTATACGCTCTGATTGTTGTAATACTTCTTCTTCTGCTGGTTCATCAATAAATCTATTAACATCAGCTCCAGCCCAAGCAAAAATAGCTTGATCATCATCTCCTGCTAAAAATAAATCTTTAGATTTGGATTTTAAAACATCAAACATTTTCCATTGTACCGGAGATAGATCCTGTGCTTCATCTATGAATATAACTTCAAATAAAGGGCATTTATCAAAGTTGATTACAAACTTTTCAATCATGTCTGTATAATCATCTAGATTATAAGCTTTTTTATAATTTATAAAATTTAAATTAATGTGGTTTAAAATATCTAAATCTATACTTCTACTCCATTCGTTAGTATTAAATTCATCTTCAATAGAAATACACTTAACTCTAGCTTTATTAATAAGTTTAAAATATTCATTATCACAATTCATATAACAACTTTCTTCAGAATCACTTGAATAGTTAACTCGTATACTTAATTCTTTACCTATTTGTTCATAGTGAACTGGCTGCATAACATTATCTTCACTCATACCTAACGTATGAAAAGCCAAAGAATGTAATGTTTGAAAAAATTTAACATCTGTTTTATTATAATTTTTATTTATATTTAAAAATCTTTCTCTTGCTTCGTTAGCTGCTTTTCTTGTGAAAGCGAAATAACCAATTTTATTTAAAGGCACTCCTTGTTTTAAATAGTTATCTACTTCATTAAGTAATCTTCTTGTTTTACCTGTTCCAGGAGGACCTAATACTTTTCTAATCATTAGAATATCTCCTTTTTAGATTTGACAGGTATCATTTCAACTTTAGAAGTTTTAATTTTAAACTTGTTAATAGTTATTTGTATTACATCAATTGGATCATGAGATTCTTTTTCTCCTGGTTTCTTAGGGAATCTTTTAGGTATATTAATTTTAGTTTCTTTATCGCCTCCGATCTGTATTATTTTTTCAGCTGTTTTAGATTTATCCAATCTCCAATCCTTATTCTTTAAAGAATTGTAAAAACTTTGATATTTAAAATAAGCATAATCACCCTCTATTAATACAGCTCCAGTTTTAAATGATGCATTAGATTTAGCTTGTGGTCCATTAATATATTCTTTTAAATACTCTGCTAATTGTTCATCAGGAGTGGTTCCTTTAGGAGGAAGTAGTTCTTCTTTAGGAGGAAATAAGTTATCTAATACTTCTTGAAACTCATTTGATTTTACTTTTGGTGGAACAAAATCTGCAGCAGCTGCAATGATAGATCTTATTTCTTCTTGCAATACTATTTGTTTAATATGTTTAGCTTTTACATTTTTAGATTCACCATTAGGTAATTCAACATTGAATGTATATTCAGGTTCAGGATATTTAATTTTAACTAAACTAGATAGTTTAGGAAACAAAGCTTTCTTATCAGATAAGAATCCATATTTTCTTTTTGCACATTCAGTTTTCATACAAAAGTTTACAATAGGTTCTTGAGTACATGTATAACCTTTAGTAGAATCTTTTTTCCAAGATCTAATTTTATCTCTTACTTTTTTCTCACCCCAATCATCAATGACTAATCCATTAGAATCTTTTAAAAAATATTTTTTGGGAGCATCCACAACCATTTCTTCCCACTTGTCTTGATATTTCTTTTTAGCAAACACCATATAGTTATACAGCCATCTATCTCTTCCATCATCCAACTCATCTTTAGTCATCATCTGTAGACAAGGAGGACCATCGTCAAATTCAGATGGGCCTCCCTGTAGTACAGTTTTCACATGGGCTAATGAAAACTCTTCTAATTCTTTTTCTGTTTTTAAATTTGCTTCTACTACTTTTATAAACTGTTCAAATGTAAATGGTTTACCATCAAAGTTAACAGCTACTCTTTCTGATTTATTGTAGTAAGGAAGATTAATAAAATTACCATTAATAAAATTTCCTTCAGCATCTTTACCTAGTTCTGTTTGTTTTGGAAAAATTTCTATTCTTAAAGGTAGTTGTAATGTAAATAATAAACCTTCTAAAAATTTCTTAATAACTATTGCCTTAACTGGTTCGTTTAAAAATATATAAAGATGTAATCCACCACTTTTTGATTTAATTGGAATTAAAGGTAAGTCATATTTCTTTATTAAGTCTAAATATTTTTTTATTGAAAAATCTTTATAATCTTTTGAATCAATATCTATAGCACCAAACCTTGCCATACCCTCATCATCACATGGTTGTATACCTATGGATTTATTACCACTTAAATGATCTAAGTAATCTTGTTCAACTATTGGCTGTTTTGACCAACCATATTCTGGTTTTAGTTTACCTGTAGTTGGATCTTTTATGTTTTTTGTTAAGTCTGCAAAACCAAAATTTCTTTGCAACCCAGTAAAATACTCTATAAAATTTCTTTCCATTTAGCCCTCTGTATTGTGATGTGGGCAATTGCTTGCCCACATTATTTTAACGAAACGAATTAGAAGTGAGCTTCAGATCCCTTTTCAGATCCATTACTCTCACCGTGTTTCACTATAACGTCTCCTTTAGAAACACTTTCAGCGAATGATTTAGCTTGTTGGTATAAAGATGCATCCTCTACAGGACCTACTTTAGTAACCTCCCAACCAAACCAAGTGCCTTTATCATTTGACTGTTGAACTGTTCTTAATTTATATACATGACTAAAAGATGCTGGAGTAAATAATCCATTTTTACCTTTCATCTTTGTTCCTGTTATCATGCTATTCCATTTTCTACTTATCTTTAGCTGCGTTGATTTCATAGCAAGTAAAGCTGTAGTTGGAGTTTGACTACAAACAATTAAGAAATAGCTTGCAGTTCTTTCAACATAATTACCATTTGATAATCTGTCTTTGAAAGAAGCATCTCTTTTTGTTTTAGTCATTATATCACTTGATGATGGATGAATTCCAACTGGAGCGCCAGAACCTTCACCTCTTTCCTGCCATTCAATATATTCTAATTTGTAATGACATGGTAAAACGTTAATTCCTTTTTCACCATCAAATAGTTCTCCAGTTACAGAGTTGTAAATCATTCCAGGTTCTGCACCTTGAACATATTTACCATCTCTCTTGTTAACTTCTGGAGATAGTTGTCCTAGTATTTTAAGAAAAGGTAATGCTAGATCTTCATGACCTATATTACCTAGACCTTTATCTGCATCTTCTTCAAAAAGACTAACAGCTAAAGCTCCCGCAGCTACTTTCTCAGCTACTGCGTTGGACTTTTTAGTTCCTTGGTCCGTCGTGCTTTGTGCTTTGTTCATGTTTATTTCCTTGTTATTTTGGTTCTGTTTCCTGCGAACACGTTAAATAGATCAGAGGGCATATCTTTCCCAGCTTCGATACGCTCTCTGACCAATGCTTTGAGAGTCATGGGTTCAACCTTTAATTTCTGGGCGGGTTGATATCCATTCTCTGCCGCAAGGTTTGCATAAGCAATTGCCTTGTTATCTTCGTTGCGACCAAAAGAAACGGTAACCTCATTTTTAATAAGATCACCTAGGCCGTTTGTACGAAGCCAGTTAAATGCTTCTTCTTTCCTTTCAGCGGAAATAGAAGCACCGTAGATGGGTTTCACTTCTACAGCGGAACCATCTGCTAATTTCAATGTTGAGATATTCATTTCTTGCATCATCGTAGGAATGACATCACCTGAAAGAATATCTGCTTCTTCTTGTAATTTTTTTAAATTGTTTTCTGCTAAAACAATTTTATCTTCAAGGTTTCTTAATTTAATAACTTGATCAGATAAAGATTTAGCATCATTAGCCTGTGTTATTGACTCTGCTTGGTCTATTTCATAGTTTATTGTTGTCATATTTTATCTTTCTATTTGTTGTTTGTTTTCTTTCTATTTTTTTCATGTAACTAATTATAATGTAAAATTATAAATATGTCAAGATGTAGGATTTATTAATTTTCTTCAACAAGTCCTTTCTCAAATAAATTAATTTCTATTGGATAATAAACTTGTTCTTGTCTATCCCACTTTA